TATTTTAACTTTTCAATATTTAAGAATATGATTAATATTGAATAATAGTCATGTTATGAAATGTAATTTGTGTAAAATTAGTTTGAATCATAAAAAAATTTATTTTTACGAAGATAATTCTTATTGTAGGAAATGTAAATCATGGGGATATGACTATGATACTGCTTATTATAACAATAAAAATAACATATTAGAAAACATACAATATAAGAGAATAACAAGAATTCGATTTTGTACTATAGGAATTTTATATACATATTATATTTTTATAAGATGCAAGTCTAGAATAACAAACCGATCACTAATAAAATTAACATAAAGGATTCACCAAAAGTAATTGGTTCATATTTTTCTTCATGTAATTTTGGTGCAATTGAATTATATGAAACATAAACAATATATGTTTTCAATAAATAAGCCACAATTATTACTGGTAATAAAAATGTCAAAGGAACTGGTTTAACTTTTTTAGCAGCTCCCCCCATTTGACCTATTTCTTGAGATATATTAGCTATTATTTTAGAAATACCTATCATTTTAGTATTATCAAATATAATATATTTCTACATATTGATATTTATACTAGACCATCTAACATTGTATTGACAATATCTTCAGGTGCTTTTGATTCTGGTTTTAAAACACCTTTATTTATCAATAAATCTCTTTTTTGTGAATTATTCATTTTAGAAACTCTATCACGAAGTTTTCTAGTTTTTTTTCTAGTTTTGCGTATTATTGATTTATCTGGATGATCTATTTTCAAGGTTACATTTTTTTTACAAACCCATCTTTTCTTCCTTTTATTGCTTAGAGTAAATTTGATATTTCCCATAGTATAAGTAATATTTAAAAAGTGTAATGTTTAAGCTAATTAACAAATTTTTGTACAAGAAACACCATAATTTCCAGCATCATAATACGATTCATTAATTCTTGCGAATGGTTGAATAATATTTTCTAATTCCCCATTTTCAAACACATGACAATATCTTTTAAGCACAATTGCTCTTTTGTGTCTATCTTTTATTGCATGATTGGGATACAAATTGTTATTTTCATCATAGTCAGGCCCATGTTCTCGAAAATGAAATGGAACAAATACATCTGAAGACTTAAATACATGATTTGATCTAGAATTATCTTGTTTTTTTGCCCAAACATAAAATAGTGCAATACCATTAGGTTTTAAAATTCTTAAGGTTTCTTTAATACATTGAATACGGCGTTCTTTTGTGCTCAAATGATGTAATACTGCAATATTTAATGCAACATCAAAACTGTTACTCCGGTATGGTAATTTAACTCCATCTGCAACAATGGTTTCATATTTCTTTTTTGAATGTTGTTTTTGACATATTTTTATTAATTCTTGAGAAGTATCACATGCAATTGAAAATGCATTATTGTTACAAATATATGGTGCCATTTTACCGTTTCCACAACCAATATCTGCAACAATGTGTCCATTGTTACAATTATTTTTACAAAATTCACCAACAATAGGCCACGCTTTATATCGTGTACTATGCCATTGCTTTGCGATGAAATTATATACTTCTCTTACGTGTTCAATTTCTATAGAAGGCGTTTTATTGTTATTGTTTTCTAATAAATTCACATTTTCGGTGTATTTTCCTTCTTTTTCGGATGTAAAACTTGTATTATTCATTTTGCATATATTCTATTATTTCCAAAAATACTTTCATTTTTTTGTATTTTAATTTAAAATATAAAAAAAAGTATTTACAAAAATAATGAATTCGCATACAGATTTGGTAAGGAGACGCAAATGTATTAATGTATACAAAAATTCAAAACAAGATCAAGACAATATAAGTGATCATAGATGTGGAAAAATATTAATGAATGATATTATAAAAAAACCAAGAAATTATTCCAATAATATTGTAAATAATGTAAAACAAAATTCAACATGTAAATCTCATAATGATATTGTTAATAATCGTATTTGTAATCATATATATAAAAGTGGATTAAAAAATACAAAAAGTATTATTCAATATCGTCTTGGTAATTTATACGATTTAGAATCGAAACAATTAGAGTCACAACCATTAGAGTCACAACCATTAGAATCGAAACCATTAGAGTCACAACCATTAGAATCACAACCATTAGAATCGAAACCATTCAATTCTGAACCAGTTTTAGAAAATATTAATAAATTAGGATGCATTTATAATCCTGATTCGAGTTTTGTTAGTGATAATATGGAATATGGTAATGAACAAACAAAAGAAATGTATGTATATGGTTTAACGAAAGCATTAAGTTGTTCTGAAAAAATAGAAACTTCAAAAAAATGTGTATCAACATTGGAAACAAAAGAAATATTTAATTCAAGTAAAGAGTTTTGGAAATCCAAAACAAATGAAAATTAGAACTTAAATTTAATTTTCATCTTCTTGAATTTATTTTTGAAGAATTTTCTGAAACGATTTCTATATATTTTTGAATTCCATTCTTTGAATGCATTCAGTACCATATTTTTTGTCCAAAATAGTAGAAACCAATGATATTTTGAAAGTTTTTTATTTGAAATTGTTTGTAAATGTAAAGCATTGCTTGCAATATCTATAAATATGTCACTTTTTATTTGACATTGTTCCAAATCTGATATTTCTTCATAATTGTTATTATTTTTTAATATAGATAAGTATTTTGTATATTTTAAAAGAATCAATTCTGTGTTTTTAATGTTTTTAATGTTTAAATTGGGATTATAATATTCGCAGTGATTATGACATAATTGAATTATTGTTGGTAATGATATATAATCGTCGTTTAACAGTTTATCTGAAATATTGAATGCTGTTATAGAAAATAATAATGTTTGACTGTCTTCTAATATATTTTCAGATACATAGTTTTTAATAATAGAAGATGCTAATTGAATTTGTTCATCAAAGCATATATTATCTTTTGAATATATATTCGTTTTGTACAATGTTTCTTTATTATTTTCTAATATTTCACCTATTTTATACATAATATCTTCATATTCCATCAAATTTTCTAAGTATATATTTTTGATATCACTCATAATACTAGATTTGCTTGATACATCACTACAAATACTCATAATATCATCATTTATACTAGTAATATTATCAATTTCACTCATATTATGTTCAATGTTATTTTCACAATCCATATAATCATCATTTAATAACGAATACATCACATGATCTGCCTTTAAATCTTCGAATATGAATTGTCTCATTTTTATTATATAATGGTTATCACATTGGGATTATACTGTTTTATTATTAGTAAAACCAACACTTATATCATATTGACTATTGTTATCAATATTAACAGGTAATGGTATATTTGGTTTGTATTTTTCTATAATAGATAATAGTTTTGAATACTCAATATTATCATTAGCCAAAGATTTACTATAAATATAGTTACGGATAATATTATATGACCTGTCTATCTCTTGAACATCTTTTGTAGTCGTTAAATTATCAATCCAAGATTTGATATATTCATCAAACACTTCATCTTTAGTAACAGATGGTTTTTTGTAAATAATATAGGTAATCATTATTCCAACAAATAAAATAACAGTATCAGATTTAGAACGCTTATAAACAATTAATCCAAAAATAAATATCCAAAATGCAAAGATGAATGTGTATTTATTCATTGTCTATCTAATTAACAATGAATTTTTTTTATAATGAAATTTGTAATGGTAAATTTAAAAGCAATTTCAATATTGATTGTATTGTTAGTATTGTATATTTCAGTAATATATACTGGTGTTAGAGAATCTTTTACTAATAAAACAATAAAAAAAGAGAATAATGATTGTGGGTGTAACGAATCTTTAGATGAAAAAGAAGAATATGTTGATAATAAAAAAGATACTAATGTTGAAACAGAAATAGCATCAAAAAACTCCGTTGTTAGTGATAGTATAGTTATAAAAGATACTGTTCGGAGAGAAAGTAAAATACCATCTTCTTTAGGATTTACATATTTAGATGAACATTGTGAAGTTAGAAAAGATAAATATCCAAACTTTCCAGTAACTCAACAAGATATACAAAAAAGCGAACCGATAACTCCTCTAATTAACAATGAAAACCAACATGTAAATTTTCAAGAAGTTTACGGAACAAATATCAAAGGTGTTTTAGAAAGTTCAAATGTTGAAAAGCTCGAATATAATCAAGACAATTCAACACCAAAAAATGATTACAAAAAAATGAGTGATTTCCATTCTGAAATGTTTGATGATTCTGAATTAAAACCAAAACCAAATATGAATGCACCATATGGTTTTGTATACTTTCCAAACAAATATTGGAAAGAATGGCAAAGAAAGCTCCCAGTATGCACTCCAACATCAAAATGTAAGGTTTTACCAACATATACTCAAGGAGCTCCAGTTGATGTTTTAGATTATACTCAAGTTGGTTCTATTATGCCTAAATTTAAATATTCAGAAGAATTTGAAGAGTAAACATGTTCTTAATCATCTAATTATATGTGTAAATCATAATAAAGGATGACTTTGTATGTAATTATTTCAATTATTATTTTGATATTGTTTTTGTTTTTTATGAGAGATGTATTGATTAAAATTATGAACAAAAGAAGAAATAGTAAATGTAAAACTAGACCTGTAACATATGAAAAAACAGTATCTACATTGGATGGAGAAACACCAACTTCTTGTCCAAATCTAGATGATTATGTTCATCGTTCTGAATTAGTGCCAGAACATACTTTCAGAATAAATCCGTATTATGTCAAACAAATTGAAAAAATTGATAAAACGGTATACAAAAATGGTACTTGTAATTGTGATGAAAAACCCAATATGTATGAATACGATTGGATTCCAGTTCTTGATTCGGAATGTAGAGTTGAATAAATAATATATATTGCTTACATTTAAATGGCAAAAGAATCCGTATCAAAATTAGTTTCGAAAGGTGCTAAAGTTACAAAAGGTGTTGTAACTGGAGTAGCTAAAGGTGCAACTGGAGTTGCTAAAACTGCTTCAAAAGCTGCTGTTGGCGTCGTTGGAAAAGCTGCGTCAACAACTGACAAACTTGCCCAAAATGTTGCTTCAACTACAACAAAATCAACTTCTCAAGCAGTTGGAAAATTACGTGGATTATGTAATCTTGATAACATTGTTCCATGTGTAACAGCTTTAACACTCATTGCGTATATTGTAATTGTTAGCCCAACTACTGTATTAGATATGTTTTCTACAAGAGTAGGTAAAGCTTTATCAATGCTCGTTGTATTGATTGCTTTGTTATTTGATGTCAAATTAGGTGTAATGCTTGGTTTAGCTGTCATATTATCTATCAGTCTATCTAGTGTAAATAAGGATCTTTATGAATCTTATAATGGTGGAGTATTAGAAAAATTCGAAACTGAAAACGCTATGGATGCTATGTATGATGTTTCTGAAAATGACGTTAGCGATGTTGTTGATGAAATCGACCTTGCTGCTATTGAACAAGTTGCTGATGAAGATGTCGATTCACCATTAGCTCCTGTAGAGCCTCCAGTACAAGATTCTGAATCGGAATGGAAATGTACTAGAATGGAAAAACGTGAAAATTTTGTAGGTGGTTCAAATGATTCAGAACCATACGATGTAATGGGTGTAGATTCAACCGTGTGCAAATATGCGTCATTTTCGAACGACTCATAAAAATAATCAGCAAATATATTATAGGATGGACGCAATAAAATCAGCCAGTAATAATTTAAAAGACTCTTTAAAAAAAATAGCTACTGATGTAACAAATGAAACATTAAATAATTTAGATACAGTTATTGAAAAAACAAAAGAAACAACTAAAAGTAGTATTGATAATACTGTTTCTGCTTTAGAAAAATCAACTGATGTTGCATTAGATGGTTTAGATAAATCTGCCGAAAAAACGAGAGATGTTGTTGATGCCGTTGTTAAAATTGCGGAAGAGACGGGTGATTCCGTAGAAGAAAATATTAAAAAAATTAAAACAAAAATTGTTGGTGGAAAACGCAAAAAGAAAACATTGAGAAGAAAAAAATTGAGAAGATCAACACGTAAAAAGAGAATTGTTCGTAAAAAACGCTAATATTAATTTTTAATCTAGATTAATGAACGGTATTATAGTAGATAAAAATATTATGACAATAGACATAATTACAATATTGAATTTAAGAACCAATAATATATCAGATAAAACAATAATCAATCATATATCATCATTTTTACAATCAATAAATGTTTTGATCATTAATATTGGTAAAACATTGACTATATCAAAA